ATGCGTACATCATCGACCCGTCTGATGGCTCGTGTTCCTGGCAGCAGGATCGATGATGTACGCATTGATGTGAAGCTGGTGCTTCGCCTCGACCAGGCGGATCCGCTTGCAGACCTGGGCGACCGTCATCTCCGGCAACCCGAGCTCCTCGAAGATGACCAGATCGTCGTTGGTACCCAGATACGCCCACACCACCGCCGCCATATGTCTTGTTCCTGGGTCGATAGCTCCGACCACAGTGGCGTTCTCAGGAACAGCAGCACTAGGGGTGACATGGGTGGCGCGGTTGAACTCCGGGTAGACCATGCCAGCGAAATGCACGAAACGACCGGACTTTCGAGCAGCACGTTCTTCCCTACTGAGTCCCGCGAGGACACGCTGCTTCGTGCGCTCATCCAGATACGGGTTGTCATCCATGTCGACCAGCACGACAGACGCATCCTCAAGCACGCCCCTCTCCCACGGGTCGTAGAACTCCTCGAACATCCAGCTCATGCCCTTCAGCGGCGTCATCGTGAACAGTTCGTCACCCGCGAAGTCGAGCAGCCGGAACTGGCACTCCTGGCGAATCAGCTTCGGCGGCTCCTCGTCGTAGTGAACCCTGTGAAGAGCGACACCACCGAACTTGTCGAGATCCTGCTCGAACGTCATGAAGTCGAACCACGACCCGTTCTTGAAATTCAGCCGCCGGTGCTGCTTCTCGTAGGCCCGGTCCCAGGAGTCACCGATCAGCTGGCCTCTTGGCGTCCAATCCCGCAGCTTCTGGAACACGACGCCCTCCATCGTCGAGGTGAAATCCGGCGTCACGATCCGGCAGTAGAACGGCGGCCGACCCCACTTGTACGGTTTCAGATGATCCGGCACGACGCTGTCATCCACCGTCTGGATCAGATCATCCAGAATCCCCGCCGTCGTCTTGCCACTGCGATTGCCGCCGTAGAAACACTTCGCCGGCGCCCGGGAGTAGTGAAAGATCTCCTGCTTCGTATGCGGCACGTAACCCTCGAGCGGATTCGCCTTCAGCGCGCGCTCATACTCCTCCAGCAGAGAACGGGCCTGCTCGCGCTCGCGCTTCGGAAGCGCCTCGAGCGCCTGCCAGTCAATCCTGATCCGCATCTCGCTCCAATTGTCCGAGCTCCACCGCCGCGCGCAACGCGATCAACCCCCGCTTAGATCCCAGCCGCTCCAGCGTGTCGATCGCCGCCCGCAATCCCGCCACATAGGCCTGACGCTCGCGTTCCGAGCGGCGCACCAAAAGACGCGTAGCCACCAACGGATCGGCCATCATCGCCTTCTCCCCCTCGTCAACGCATCCTCCAGCAGCTTGGGATCGACCTCGACACCGCGCTTCGCCTCCGCACTCGTCGGCCGATACCACGCGCCCTGCGGCTCAGGCCCCGGCGGCGGCTTCACACCCAGCAGGCAGCAGACCGCGAACTCGATCGCCTCGGCGTAGCCCAGCGAGTGCTCCGTCGCGTAGCGGTTCAGAGCCTTCGACAGCTCCAGCGGCAACGGATCCGTGGTGGTATACGCCTTCGGGCCCGCGCCCAAGATCTCCTCGACCGCAGTCCTAACCCACTCGCCCCGGCTCTTATCGCCACGCCGGCGGTCGATCTCCGCGAGCTTCGAGCGATGGAAGAACATCGGCTCGGGATCCTCATCGGGAGGCACGGAAGCCGAAGGCTCGACGGCCGGCAGCTCGCCCGCCCCAATACCCAAATGCAACCCCAAGATCTCGACCGCCGCCCGATTGCGCGACCAGCCACGCTCCGCCGCCAGCACATCCAACGCATCCACCAGCACCGGCGGAAAACGCCACGCCACAGCCTTCAGTTCGGCCATCACGACCTCCGATCGAGTGATATCGCCGGGAGTGATATCACGGGGCGCGGAGGAGGCGTGATATCAGGCCCCGAGAAGGCTCAAATGGCTGGACGGGACCCTCTCACGGGAACGCTCAGGACGCCGATGACTGCCGTGCCCCCCGTGCTATGCCGCGCTCGCGCATGCGCAAATGCCAAGGTTGCGCGGCCGCGGAGAGGGTCGCCGGAGGGTCTGTGGCGTGGTCTCGAGGCGCTGTTGTGCTTGTGTCAAGTGCGGCCAGCCGGCCAATGCTGGCAAGGGATTGCTTGTGCGCCGCGGCGACCAGCGATGAGCTGCTAATCACGCGTGATGGCGATTCCGGTTCGAGTCAAGGCGGGATGGCGATTTCGGTTCGAGTCAAGGCGAGCGGCTTCCCCTTTGTCTGTCTGGTTCGGTCTGTTGTGGTTGCTTGGTTGGTTGGGTTCTGCTGTTGCTTGTCGTAGTCTTGGTTGGTCTCGTGGGCTGTGGGGTGATATGGGCTCTGGGGGTCGGGTCTGGACGTTTGGTTGATCCGTGATTGCCCGCGGCTGCTGGGTTTTCGGGGTACCGTCGCCTTCGTCGTGATAGGGGTGTATGTTGTGTTGGTCGGTCGCGTTCGGCGGCCGCAGGACATGGGAGTCGGACATGGGACATCACGTCAGTGCAGCATGCGAAGCGCGACTTGAGGAGCGGCCTGAGGAAGGTCTGATGGGGTTCGAGCTCGTCGAGGCGCGCGACTGGCTCGCGGATTGCTTCGAGGATTGCCCGCAGCACCTAACGGACGCGGAGGTCATCGCCGCGGTGCATCGCCACTACGAAGGCGGCCTCGAGGCGTTTATCGCGGCCTGCGAGTAGCGGAGCGGATGCGAGCACCTGGGCTACGGTCCGGGTGCTGGCACCCGATCACTACCGACGGGAAGACATGGGAAGGGATGACATGGAGCACGAATTTGACTTGGTGGCGTTAGCCGAGTCTGGGGCGAAGCTCGGGGCGATCGACTCCGCAGCGGCGCGCGTGGTTGGCGGATTGCTCGGTAAGGCGTCCAAGATGCCGGGGCATACGTACGGTCTGTCGGCGCTGGACTGCATCACTGGCAGTCAGCTGCGAAACGTGCCGGGATCCGTTTGTGCGGGGCCGGCCGACTCGGACATTGAGTGCTACGCCATGGGTGGTTTCTACACCCAGGAGAACGTTAAAGCGGCGCACGCGCGGCGCATAGCGAGCCTTGGACATCCGGACTGGGTCGCAGCCCAAGCGTGGTTGTGGAGCCGCGCCGAAGGTTCTCAGCCGCACTCGAAACCGAGTGCGTGCGGCTATGGTCGCTGGCACGATTCGGGCGATATCCAGTCGGTCGAGCACTTCGCGGCTATCTGTGCGGTTGCTCGGGAGACCGAAGACGTCGAATATTGGATCCCTACCCGCGAAACCGGGATCGTACGGGAGTACCTGCGGCGCGGCGGCGTGATCCCGCCGAACTTGAACGTACGGATCTCCAACCACATGGTCGGCGAGACCTTCAAGGAGGATCCGCTCGGACTGGCGTATTCGACCGTGGGCTGCGATGACGCCGCGGACGCACATCAGTGTCCGTCGCTCGATCAGGGCAATTCGTGCGGCGACTGTCGCGCGTGCTGGGATCCCAGCGTTCGCTGGGTCAACTACAGGCTGCACTAAGGAGGGGATGAGGATGACGGAACGTACTCGACGGCATGATCGAGTCGACGCAGGAGTTCATCGCTGACGATGGGCTCGAGCCCGGGAACGATCCGGAGGGCCGGCTCGAGGATCTCGAGGCGCTCGAGCGCGTGCGCGATCTGTGGGTTCGGTGGCACGGTTTCGAGGATCGCTGAGCAGCGCCGGCGCGGGCAGGTTGCCCATGGCCGCGGTTCGAGTCCGCGGCGCGCCGCTCCGCCTGATGGCGGGATCAAACGACAAGGGAAGGTGACGTGATGGAGGGACACCGCGTGGTGTTCAAGCATGAGGACGATGTCGACGGCGTGCCGATCGGGCCGGTCGAGGTCTATACGCCGGCGGATCTCGTCGAGGCGGTAGAGGTCGCGCCAGGGTATTTCAGCCGCCCGTTCGATCCTGACCGGCCGCCGCCGCGGTGGGTCACGTTGCCGCAGGCGCGCGCGCTCGCGGCGGAGTATGGCGCCGTGTTGGAGGAGTCATGACGTACGCGCTGCTGTACGTCGATGGCGGGATGTGGCGTGACCCGACGATCTACGGTCCGTTCGCGAGCGCGAACGCCGCGGAGGATCAGGCGCGCGCTCGCTGGGTCTCGAGGCGGATCCTGGCGACGATTCGTGGGTCGGTCCTGAGGGGTTCGAGCGCGACGAGGCGATCGTGAACCTCGACGATTACGCGCAGTGGGCGTTCGTACAGGACTGGCTGAGCGACTGGACGGCGCGTCATCTACACGACGGCGATCGCGAGTGGACAGCGTTTGGGACAACGAGGTCGTGTGGACGCCTGATGACGATTACGCGAACGATCTGGCGCCGTGGACGATCTTTGGCGAGGACGTCGAGCTCGCGTAGATGCAGTCAACCGCGCGTGCGCTCGCGGATCGGCGCGCGGTCCTGCCCACTTGGGCGAATCAACACGACATGGGAGCAACGATGAACAGAATCGAGAGGCATATCGCCGAGCTGCGGACGCGCGTCGCAGCTCTCGACGATGTCGCACGCGAGAACCTCGACCACGACATGGCGGTCGACTTCGAGGAGCACTTCGCGTACCAGGAGGCGCAGGCCCACGCGCATGTCTCGGGCGTGCTGTCGACGGATGAGGCGCAGATCGTCTACTGGGCGCTCGGCGAGGTCGGCTCGAGCGCGAATGGCGGCTGGGCGGCTGGTACGGACACGGCGACGAAGGTCAGCGTGACGTTGCTCATGGGCGAGCTACACGCAGCGCTTGTGCGCGATCGGATCGCAGCGGAGCGGGGATCCTGATGGATCGCGCACAGATCGTCTATGACGGCGTCGTCGTGATCGTCGACATCACGCTCTCGGACCGCGAGCGCGTGCGATTCATTGCGCCGGATGACCGCGAGCTCACTTGGACGCGCGATCACTTCAGCCGCGCGATCAACGAGGCGTGGGCTGCGACGGATGCCGAGAGTCAGGATCAGGCCTAGCGGAACGGACGCGGCTGGCGCTGGGATCTTCCTGGCGCCCGCGGCGCTCGCTCACTGGCGGGATACCGACAAGGGAAGGTGAATGTGATGGGGCTGATGGAACAAGGCGCCGAGCAGGCGCAGGCGAAGCGCGAACGGACGCATCAGCAGCACGCCGAGGCGCGCGAGCGCCGGCGTGTCGAGCAGCGCGAGGAGCTCGAGCGTCGCGGCGGCAAGGGCTACGAGATCGTCGAGCTCGACGTGGTCAACGTGAAGGCGCCGCGCCAGGATGGCGGCCGCGTGTGGTGGGGCAACTACAACGTCTGGCGCTGGAGCGTCGACGGGGTCGTGTTTCGGCTGCAGCCCAACAGTCGCGGCGATGGCTGGGAGATCAGCGCCGAGGTGCCGTGCGCGTGCGGGGGCATGACGAGTCCTCGCGAGGCTGACGAGTACGCCGACTATGCAAGCACGCTCGCAGAGCATGTCGCGGTCGCGCTGGGCCGCAAGCAGTGGACGTGCAAGGCGTGCGCGCTTGACCTGACGGAGCCGTGCCCGCACTGCGGCCGCGTGTCATGAGCTCGGATAGCCTTATCGACTGGGACATGGGCGAGGAAGGGTTTTCATCGCGGCCGGCGATGCTGGTGACCGTGGCCGATCTGGTCGCGGCTGAGCGGACCTATCGTGCTGCAGCTGAGCAGACGGAGCGGTTGCGCCAGGCGCGCAATCTGGTCGTGATGCAAGCGGTCGATGGCGGCTGGTCGCGGCGCGATGTCGCGACCGTGGTGGATCTGACGATCGGTCGGATCAATCAGATCGTGTGGCGCGCCGACGCGGAGGAGCCATGATGTGGTCGTTCGTGCTGCTGCTCGTCGTCGTGCCAATCGCGCTGACGTTGGACGGCGCGAGCTCGATCAAGGATGTGCAGCCGTTCGGCGCGCTGATCGATATCTGGCGGCGCCGGCGCACGATCGTGCGCTACCTGCTGCCGCGGTTGATCCCGCTGGCGCTGGTCGTGTTGTGGGGCTTCAGACCGAGCGGGATTCCGACGCTCGACGGCTGGGGCCCGCTGTTGGGCGTGCTGGTATGGGCGTGGATGTTCTGGCGGGCGTTGCGGTCGCGTTAGGACCGAAGCAGAAGTAAAGACGCGGGATGGTCAATGGCGGTTCGACTCCGCTACCGCGTCATGCCGCAATCGGGCGGCTCTTGAGATGGGAAGGTGAACAGATGGGCATTGACAGTCTCGAACAGGAGATAAGCGACGCGACCGGATTCGACTATGGCGACCGGTTCGGCTCGCCCGAGCAGGTACGCGCGTACTTCACGGTCGAGGAGCAACGGCACATGCTGGGCGCCGCCGCCGTTGAAGATCAGCTGCTGCTCGACCGGTGGGCTGAGCGGGTCATCACGAATCGCTGGCATTGCGCCTTCGTGGCGGAGCCAGACCAAATGAGCGAGGCGAGACTGCCGGCGGACGGCGAGTACTTCATGGACACCGCCGAGCTCGCCGGCGTGCTATGGGGCGCCGAGCACGCGGGCTCTCAGAGCGCCGGCGCCGAGGCGCTGCGGCTGATCCAACGCAACCTCTACGGGTATGCCGGGAAGCCGCGCCCGCGGCCGCTCGTGGTCGAAATGGTCGCGGCGATCTGCGCCGAGGTGATGCGCTGCTCGGAGCCGATGAATCCGTTCGTTGTCGCGCGCGAGGCGCGCAAGCGCCGGTGACCTCGCTGAACGACATCTACGGGGAGATCGAGACCGGCGTGTCCGCGCTATCTCGGCTCGCGCTGCTCGTCGAGTACGAGGTGCTGCGCGGCCAAGCCCAACGGGCTGTTCACGAGCTGCCGCTGGAGCGCCAGGAGCGGATCCGCGCGATTGCGCTGACGCTCTGGCCGAAGAGCGCAGAAAGCCGCGACGAATCGTAAACATTTTCGGCGCGACACGCAGGTAAAGTGGTGACGCCGTCGGTAGCGGCGTTGTCCCGCGGGGGCGCGGCGGACTCATCAACCGCCGCGACTCCCGCCCTGATCGAACAGCAACGCCTCGAGCATCTCCGCGACCGCGTCGAGCGACAGGCCCTTCGCCGTCATCGCGGCCCACGCGACCGCTTCGCGCATCCTCGCCTCGCGCGCTCGCAGATCCGCGATCTGGCGCTCGCATCCAATCAGCCGTTCGAGCAGCTCGCGCTCCTCGCCGACGACGAGTGGCGCCTCGACTCTCGCTGGCTTCAGTCGCACGGTTGGAGGATCAACCGACAACGGCTTCCCAGAGCGTGCGCTGAACGCCACCGGCGCCGATCGGATCGCGCAACGCGACGAGCCGCGGATCCGCGGTCGAGTCGGCCCAACTGGCGCGAGCTGGCCGCTCTGCGACGACATGCCAGCCAGCACCGCGCAGGCTCGCACCCGATTCACCGTGCTGGGTGTAGGTCACAAGGCGACGGTAGCCCATCGCCTTTGCAGCCCGCCATGCGGCGCCGTAGAGCAGGCTGTTGGCGTTGCGCGTCCCATCCGTGCAGGTACGCAGCACCTCGGCCGTGAAGCCATCGTCGTACGCGCGCGCGATCGGCCTACCGATAATCGCGACGCCGTGCAGCTGGTCCGCCTGAATACCGTGATGCCGGTGGTGGCGCTCGACGTACGCGCACGCCTGGCGGAACGTCAGCGGGCAGATCTCAAGGCTCACAACTGCCACTCGCGGATGTCGCTCGGTAGCTTGCTCGGGTGCCTGACGTAGCGCCGCCGCGGCTCGAGCGTAAGGCGCGGTCGCCGCGGGACCACTACCTCGACGTGCAGTTCGGGCTTAGGCAGCGGGTTCGGACAGTCGAGACAGGTGCCCTGCGGGTGCTCGTCGTCGAGCAGCCCGGCCTCGAGACACCAGCATTCGGTCATTCGAGCGGCAGCCCGGACTTCGCCCGCAATCCCAGTCGGCGGCGTGCGTACTCGACCGCGCGCGGGGAGCCGAGATGCGGCGCGTAGTGCGCGACATCGACCGGGTCGATGCCGGCCCACCGCTCGACGAGCTCGACATCCTTCTCATGTTCCATAAGTGTCGATGTTTCGCGCACCGCGCTCCAGCCGTCGTCGAAGTCGAGCGCCTGCTCGAGCGCGAAGATCGCGTTGGCGACGGGACGCGTCAGACGGTCAAGCGGACCGACACCGGTGTCATGCGTGCCGTCGTCGCCGACACCGGGCGGCGGCATGCTCTCCCACGCGCTCTCTCCGGTCACGTCGTACGCTTTCGCGGCCACGGTGGACCGCAGCCCTATGCGTGCCTCGCACGCCCGCAGGCGAGCCCACAGGGGCTGAGAGTCACGCCGCTGGAGTCGGCGGTGTTGGGCTGCGGCTCGAGCAATCTCCGGGTCGAGGTCCACGCGCGCCGCCCAACGCTACCAGCGACCGGCGCGACATATTCTCGCGGACCTTGACGAGCTCGGAGCGAGCGACCGCGAGCATCGCGCCGACCTCCGCGAACCGCAGCGCCTGATGGCGCGGGATCATGTCGGCGGCCAGGATCTCCTCCGCGATCAGCTCGGCCCGATCGATCGCGCCCTGCAGCCGCTCGAGCGCCAGTCTGGCCGTCAGCGCCTGCCCCTGGTTGCTCACGCGTAGCACCAGCGCCACGCCGCCCTAACCGCCTCGACGAGCGCGAGCACGATCATCGCGATCACGCCGAACGCCATCAGCCCGAGCGCCCACGGGATCCGCCACGCCCACTGCCATGCCGGGATGTCGCGCGCGCTGACGTCGGTCACGCAAGCGCCCAGACCGTACGCCGGAACACCGTCAGCGGCCCGTTGCCGCCCTCGTTCTTGTCGCCGATGCTGAGGATCAGGTAGTGCGGCGCACCCTGGTCGTACGTCTGGAACTGGGCGACGAGCGCGCCGTCCCAGTACGACTGCACCATGCCGCCGCCGTCCGGCGTGCGCAGCGACCCGTACTTGACGCGCTTGCCCGCCCAGTTGCCGGCGATGTCGCCGGAATGCTGCGGATGATCGTTGCCCGGATCGCTGGCGCTGCCGCCGTGATAGTTCGACGTGAAGCTCGAGCCGCCGAGCAGCTCCATGATGTCGTTCTCGCCATCGGTCGGCCAGTTCTGGCCGTTGTTCCAGATCGACGGCCACGCCGCCGGCGACACGACGATCGCGTCGGTCTCGTCGTAGCCGTAATCGAACTCGAAGCCCTGGCAGTCGCCGTTCTGAGGATTCGTGACCATGAAACAGCCCGTACGACCACCGTTCGACACGTTCAGCTCAAGTCCTCCGCCGCCGAGCACGATGTTGCCGGGATCGAGCGCCATGCCGTTGAAATCGTTGCCGCCGAACCATGTCGGCGCCCACTCCTCACCCCACTGCGGCATGCTCGCGAAGACCATGTCGAAGATCGGCACCGGGTCGAGCTGCGTCGCGATCAAGGCTGGCAAGGTGGGCTTGTACTGTCCGCTCGGCGGCTCGGGCGGGGTTCCGCCGCCCGGCGTATAGGTGGGCGGCCCGACCGGGACGACGACGCTCGAGCCGTCCTCGTAGTCGAACTGGACCTGCACCTGGGTCGGAACGCCCGTCATCGGCCCGCCGGCCCCGCGGCGGCGTCGGTCGCGTCGGTCAGCGTCTTCGTGACGTCGAGCAGCGCCGCGTGCAGGTTGTCGAGCTGCTCCTGCGTCACGCCGGGCGCGTCGGACAGCTCGCCGATCAGCGTCGCCGCCTCGTTCGCCGCGGTCGTCAGCGCCTCCATGTCGGCCTTGATCGTCGCGACGTCGACTACTTCTTCAGCCATCGTGTTCTCCTATTTCGTGGTTGCCATTCTTCGCCGGCAGCCAGCGCAACACCGACTGCGGCACGAAGAAGCACGGCCGTTCGAGGTCCGCACGCCAGTACCGCTCCTGCTTGCCCTCGTACCCCCAGCACCAGCCGACGATGCGCTGGCCGAGGCCGGCGCCGACGACGAACACGTACGCGTGGTCGGCAGGATCCGGTGGGTGCAGCGGCATGTGCCCATCGAGCCGCAGGCTATGCCGCACCTGGACGCCGGGAGCAATGTCGCCGGCCGCGTCGGTGTCCGCAGTCGGAACCCACTTGTACCCGCGCCACTTCGCCGCGGTCGCCTCGGCGATCGCCGCCTCGATATGCGTCGTCCAGTTCGCCACGGGCGCGTAGCCGTAACGGTGCTTGCGCCCGAGCCGCAGCGCGCGCAGCTCACGGTCGGTGCCGGCGTGCGCGGCAATCTCCAACTCATCGAAGGTCAGGCCCATCTATGGGAATGCGATCAGCCCCGCCGGCGTTGAGCCCTTGCCGTTCCAGTCGCCCTTGCCCTTCGCCTGCCAGGTGTAGCGCACGTTGCCGTCGGCGAGGCGCGCGAAGACGTTGAAGTTGCCGCCGGCGTCGGTGACGCACGACAGGCCGGTCACGTCCTTCGAGGTCTTCGCGAACAGGTTGCCGCCCTGCCAGTGGCCGTCGGACTTCCAGCGGTAGTAGATCTCCTGGTGGTTCGAGCCGACCCAGAACACATGCGGCGTGTCGCCGGCGTTCGAGCCTGATGCGATCATCTCGCCCTCCGTTATCGATGGTGCCGGTTGCCCGCCGCCGCGAGCCATGTCGAGCACGTCGTCCATCGGGAACGACGAGCCGCAGTCCCAGTGTCCGCCGCCGCCGGCGCCGAGATCGGCGTGCTGGCAGACGCCGCGGCCTGACCCCTGCGCCTCGCTCGCGCTGAGCTTCGTGATCGGGATCCCGAGCGCTTTCGCTTCCTCGGCGATCCACTTGGCGCAGTTGTCGAGCATGTTCGGATGCGCCGCCCAGTCCGAAGCTGTCCAGGCCGCGAAGCCACACAACTCGATCGACACCGCGACCGGGTTGTAGTCGGCCTGCGTCCACGCCTTGTCCTGGTCGACGTACTCACCGATCGTATTGACCTTGTCGTCGGCGCCGGCGTGGCTCGAGCACTGCGCCGATGGGTTCTGGAACCACGATCCGAGACTCTCAATCGTCGTCGCGCCCTCCGCCGTATGCACCACGATCAGCCGCACGCTCGCTCCTCCGCGCGAGCTGTAGAACTGCGACGGGATCCAGACTCGCTTCAGCGCCATCAATTGTCGTCCCGCAGATCGTGGACCCACTCCTTGATGCGCGCGAACGGTCGGCCGCGCCGGCGCTCGATCTCGATGCGGCGCGGATCGTCTTCGCGCAGCCATTGCGCGTCGTCGTCGCGGTCGAGCGGCATGCTGTGCATGTCGGCGACCTCGCGCGCGGGTTCCGGGACCGGTTCGCGTCGTTCGCGTTGCTCGTCCATCTCGCTCCTTCCTAGCGGTCAGGCTGATGCTACGGTGCTGGCCCGAGCCCCGTCGGCTGGCTGGATATCAACGCCGCGACCGCGGAGGACATATCCCCCGGCGGGGCTCGCTTCGCCCGAGGCACCTTGAAAATTCTGGGCGAATCTCAGCTCTGCGGTCCGCCCTCGAGGTTTGGACACTCCGCGCGCACGTGCTCGCCACCGCAGATCGGGCAGACGAACCGAATCGTCAACTGCCCGCTCTTCCGGGCCCAGCGCTGGGTCTCGCGCTGACGTCGGCGAGCAATCGGAATCCCGACCTTCTCGAAGCGCTGCCGCGCGTTCAGGCCCTCCACGCGCATCTCGCCGAACACCGCCACACGCTTGCGGCGCTCCTCGTGCGGCGGCTGATTGACCAGGCCAACGCAGAAACGACCCGGCGGAGCACCGCACACGGGACACGCGACGCTGATCCCGCGCTTCTCCATCGGTCCCGGCTCCAGTGGCCGATCGTATTCGCGTCGCCGAGATCTCTGCGATTTCCGAGCCATTAGGTTCCTCCGTTTGGGCATAGTTCAGGCCAGACCTTCCTGGTAGCACCCACCAGGGCTGGGTGTCTCATGAAGCCACCCACGCAAGAGGAGATCGAGTTCCTGGAACGGGTCGCTTCGGATCGCATCGCACGGGCTGATAGCGACCGCTGGGCGAGGTTTCGACTGGCTCCGTCGCGTCCCGTTTGGTGTGCCGTTGCGACTAGGCCCCCAGGTTGGGCCCCGTCGGCCGATATTCCCGACCAGCCTGCGTCGCGATGGCGTTGTCTGCGCAGTCCGCTAGGCTGGGTCCACCTTTCGGGTCATCACGCAAGGTCTAGTGGAGCCTCCGGACAGAACGTGCGGGGGCTCCGCTATCTCCGGGGTTCCCTCGCGCGCGCGCGCGGGTACGATGCCGCAAGATGCGGATCTTTCTGATCGGCGCCTGCATCTCGCTCGTGATCGCGCTGCTCGCCGCGACCGACGTGATCAGCGGCACCAACACGCAGGCATGGTTCATCGGCGGCGTGCTCGGGATCGCGCTGGACATGCTGACCGCTGGCTACGCGGTCGGCCCGGCGGTCTGGCCGCGGTCGCCGGGCTAGAACTCGAACGCGAGCTGCGGCGGGGCTTGCGCGAACGCGAAGCCGTCGGCCAGCCACGTCGTGCGCCAGCGCGAGAACTTCGAGCCGTCGAACGAGTCGCAGCCGATCGTCGCGGCATACCTAGCTCGGTTCGCGGTATTGACGCGCCCCATGTGCAGCCACAGCCCGCGGCGCTTCGCCTCGCGCGCCGCGCGCGCGCCGTCGGGGCCGAGCTTGAAATGGGTCGAGCCGCCGAGGAACAGGGCGCTAATGCGATCCCACGGCACGTCGTCGAGCTCGATGCCGTCCTGGGCGGCGAACGCGATCGGCTGCCCGCATACGTCGAGCTCGGGCCACCAGTCATCGAAGCGCGCGCGCGTCGCGGCGTGATCGCCGACGACGTCGGGGGCAACGACGAACAGGCAGCCAGGAACGCCGGCGAGCTAGGCCCACCGCGTCGTGCCCCACCAGTCGCTCAAGCGGTCTCGACTGACCAGATCGAGGCCGATCAGGCCGACCGCTACGTAGTAGACGGCGCTGACGCCGTAGTGCGTCGTGATCAGGTTGGCCGCGACGATCGCGGCGAGGAACGTGGCGACGAGTAGGGCGATCTGCAGTCTGCGGGTCATGTGGCCTCCGTTTGGATCTCGAACAGCCCGATCTGCGGCAGCGCCGCCTCGACTCTTACGGGTTTCTTCAGCTTCGGCAGCGCCGCCAGCATCGCGAGCGGAGCGCGGTTGACGTAGCGCTCGAAGTGGTCGGTGTCGCGGAACAGCAGCGCCCAGCCGTCGTGGCGCTCGACCGTGCCGTTCGCGCGCTTCGTCTTGAACGGGTCGAGCGCGATCCCGTGGATGCCGCAGCGCACGATCTCCCTTCCGTAAGTGCGCAGGTACGGTTTCGCCATCCGGAAGCGGCTCGGTGACCACTGCGAGCGCTCGTGCCGGGTCGCTTCGCGCCACTCGTCGAACAGCGCCATTACGATCGGCCACAGCGCATCCCGGCGGTCACGCTCGTCGTTGGCGCGTTCCAGCTCGCGGTATCGCAGCCGCCACGCGTTCAGCTCGCGCTGCATCCCGGCGATCTGGTCCTCGAGGTACTGGATCCTGGCCTCGGCATCCTCGATCAGCTCGCCTTCCCTGCTGACCAGGCGGACGGTCATCGCCACCCAGACTGTGAGCGGATCGCGGCGATGATCAGCCGCTGCGAGCAGCCGGTCTCGCACCAGATGTTCGCCCTGGGCGCGGTGCCGTGAAACCAGACGTGGATCGGGTAGTCGCACGCTGGGCAGACACCGACGACTCGATCGCGGTCGATGTGCCAATAGCGTTCGGGCTCACGCTCGTCGTAGATCGCGTCGATGATGCGCTGTCTGAACGTGGCCGCCCGCTGACCGAGGGGGCGATTTCCCATGCCGGTGCGCAGCGTATCCCCTCTCGAGTCCGTATGCTGGATGGCCGGGGCTCCTGCACCCGGTTGTACCTTCCCATGTCCGATCGCACTGCAGGGGCCCCCGCATTTTGCGGCTCATTCCTTGAGTTCCGTCCGTAACTGCCGGTAGGATGTAGGACATAGGACTCGACCCTTAGGGAAGGAAGGGCACGATGAGCGAGGAGAGCAGAGACACCCTGTGGACGGCACTGCTGGCGTTGCAGGGCGAGGCGCTGACGATCCAGAAGGACACCGACGGCCAGATCGGCTCGCGCACCTACAAGTACGCGGGTCTCGGCGGCATCAACGAGCAGTTGCTGCCCCGGCTGACGCACTACGGGCTGTTGTGGCTGACCGAGCCGGCGATGATTCCGGAGCGCGGCTACCGGCCGGGCCTGAAGTACACGCTGACGCATGTGAAGACCGGCGAGGCGCTGACCGGGCTCGTGGATCTCTGCGTTGGGGACGATCCGAACCCGCAGGAGGCCGGCTCGGGCTACAGCTACATGCGGCGCTACACGCTGATGTGCTTGCTGAATCTAGTCGCGCGCGACACCGACGACGATGGTGCGAAGGCGTCGGTGCGGCCGGGGGCGCGGCGCGCGCCCGCGATCGGACGCCCGTTGTCGGAGGCGGAGCGCAACAAGGTGATGAGCGCGGTGCTCGAGGCCGAGCCGAAGGACTTCGAGTTGCTGCTGGCGTCGGTGGGCGTGTCATCCGATCCGTCGCGGTGGACAAGTACGGATGCGCTCAGGATCCGGCACGCGATCGACGAGCGCGCCCAGGACCTCGACGAGCCGAGCGGAGGCTATGAAGGCTGACGTCGCCTACGAGGAGCGCGACGGCTCGGAGTTCACGTACTACGACGGCTTCTCGGTCGAGTACCGCGATGCGAGTCATCGGTACTGGCTGCACGAAGGCGTGGAACGCCGCGACGCGGTCTCGATCACCAACGCGCTGAAGGTGCTCGGCAAGCAGCTCGTGCCGTGGGCGCAGCGCACCGGCGCACACGGCGCCGTGATCCTCGAGCGCCAGGGCGAGCTCGACGGCATCACCGACCCGTACGAGATCGTCGAGCGGCTCGAGCTGTTCAAGCTCGACGTCGACTCCAAGCGCGACGAGGGCGCGGAGCGCGGCACGCTCGTCCACAAGGTGCTGTCGACCTGGGCGTCCGAGGGCATCGTGCCGGACGTGGGCGACTTTCCGCTTCCGTGGAGAGGCTACGTCCAGGGCCTATGTCGCTGGCTGCTGGAGGCCGCTCCGGTGCCGCTCGCGGTCGAGACCGTGGTCGCGTCGCGGCTGTACGGGTTCGCGGGTCGCTTCGACCTGTTCGCCGAGATCGGCGAGCTTGCGATCCCGACGTTATGCGACCTGAAGACCAACCCTAACGGCCGCATTTACGCCGAACACCACGCCCAGGCGGCAGGATACGAGGCGGCAATGCTTGAGTGCGGCATGGAACCCCAAGGCGTGATCCTGGTGGCGGTCGGAGAAGACGGCTCTTATGAGCAGGTCGCCTGCGAGGCATCTCCGGAGGACTTCATCTCGATCCTCGACACCCATCGGCGAATGGCACGCTTGAGCAGCGCGCTGACGGCCCGGCGCGCATGAGTGCGTCGTTCAATCCCGCTCTCGGGCGATGGACGGTGTGGGTTCCCGGTCGCGGCAACATCTACCGCTATCGCCTCGTCATGGAGGAGCATCTCGGTCGTCGCCTCACCAGCGATGAGCACGTCCATCACCTCAATGGCGACAGGGCCGACGACCGCCTTGAGAATCTACGACTCGTCACGACCGTCGAGCATGCGAGGCTGCACCAGCCCGAGCACGACGCTCTGATGCGGGCGACCTGGAAGTACGAGTGGTCGCTGGATCATCCATCCTGCGCGGAGTGCGGCACCACGGCCCGCAAACACACTGGGCGAGGACTGTGCTCGCGATGCTACTTCCGCGATCGCGCTCGACGGATACATGGACATGCCCCGCGTCAGTCGGCCACGCTGGTCACGATCGTCTGTGAATGGTGCGGCCGCGAGAGATCGCTCACGCTGCATGAGAACGGGGCCAAGCGTCGCTACTGCACCCGATCGTGTGCGAGCAAGGCGACGATGCATTCTCGCTGGCATGGAGCGGCGCGATGATGAGCTACCGCGAGCTACAGGAACTGGCCTGCACCGCGGCGCACGAGATCAACCGCCAGTTCACCAACCCGGATGACTGCTGGTCGCCGGTCGCATTCCTCGACACGCGCATCGGCATGAACATGCTGCATCTCGACATGGATGACGAGGACTGGGTCGGCGCGCTCCAGGCGGTCACGCATGACATGCACGCGTCGAAGCTGGCGGTGCTGTGCGAGGCGCTGTTTTTCGGCGGCCCGCAGACGTGTATGACGCTCGTCATCGTCGACGGTGAGCGCGTCGAGTTCTGGGTCGCGCCGATCGCGCGCCTCGCAGGCGTGCCGCCGGTGCTGGGCGAGTGGCGTCAGATCCACGGGTCCGACGAGGTTCAGATCGGCGGCCAGCCGGTCGGTCCGTTGCAGAGGTCGCTGCGATGAGCTTGCCTGACTCCGACGGCCTCGCCGTCATCAACAGCCCAGCCGAACTCCAACTCGAGATCGATCGGCTGTGCCGTGGCCTCGACGCCGGCGCGCGCGAGCTCGGGATCAGGATCTCGGAACTCGCCGACGCCGAGCTCTCCTACGGCGACATTCGCGACGAGGCGCTCGTCCAGCTGTTCGAGGATTTGGATGGCAAGCGACTCCCCGGCGAGGACATCAGGCGCGCGCTGATCCATCGGTCACCGGATGTCAGGGAGCGCCATCATGCGATGCGGCGGCTGGAGCGCAGGGTCGAGGCGCTCGAGAAGTGGTCGCGCAAGGTCGAGAAGGAGCTGTCGGGACGCCAGTCGCAGTTGAACTCGCTGCTCAGCGAAGATCGCGCCGCGAGCGCCAGGGGGTGATGCCGATGCCTGAGAAGCTGACCGTGGGTTCGCTGTTCGCGGGCATTCAACCGGAGGATTCGACCTCGGCCTCGAACGCGCCGGCATGCGCGTTATGTGGCAATGCGAGTCGGACCCCTACTGCCGCCGAGTCCTCGGCCGCCACTGGCCCCGCGTCCCGTGTTTCTCGGACATCAGGGAATTGGGGGGAGGTGGTGCCGATGGAAGCCCTGAGCGAGTCGACGTTCTCTGCGGGGGCTTCCCGTGACCATGCCAAGACCTCTCCTACGCCGGCAAGGGCGCCGGGCTCGACGGCACCCGGTCGGGTCTATGGCACGAGTTCGCAAGGCTCATTCGCGAGCTTCGACCCCGCTACACGATCATTGAGAACGTCCCAGCTCTCCTTGCTCGGGGAGGAGCACGAGTCCTTGAAGACCTTGCCGCGCTCGGGCTCGATGCGGAATGGGACTGTCTACCAGCATCAGCCTTCGGCGCCCCTCACCAGAGGGACCGCGTCTGGATTGTTGCCTACCCCGGCGGCAGTGGAGTACGGAACGAACCAGGGCGGTGGAATGGGGCGAGTCGGACCAGTACGGGCGTCGCTGTCGACGATGGCACGCCACGACACCTGGCCTACCCCTCGCAGCCAAGACGGCAAGCACGCGGCGGCGACGGACTACGAGATGAGTCGCGACCCGAACAAGGATCTCCTGCATGTCCAGGTCGCGGACTACGTGAAGACGGGCAACTCGACGACGCCACGCTGGCCGACACCAACGACGCAGGACGCTCACAACAATGGTGGCTCGGCCCAGCTCAAGCGCAACAGCCTGCCACTGAACGCGGCGATCAAGTGGCCGACACCGAAAGCGTGGGATGGCAACAACCGGGGCGGCCAGGCGAGATACGACGGCACGTCGCAGAATCGCCGCTCCGATCTCTCCGACCGGATCCGCGCGACAGAGAACAGTGGCTCGCTGAACCCGACGTGGGTCGAGTGGCTGATGGGGTTCCCGCTCGGGTGGACCGACTTAGGGCGTTAGGTAATGCCTTGGTGCCCCAAATTGCCGAGTGGATCGGACGACGCATCATGACCTGGGAGCAGCCCGATGGCGACCCGGACCGCTGACGAGAGCCGCCGGGCGCCAGTCACAATTGAACTCGCTGCTGGTGGAAGATCGCGCGTCGAGGCAGTCATGACCGAGGACGAATTGGTGACCGTGACCATGACGCATGCTGCTGCCGAGCGCTTCATCGCGGCCCTGGTGTTCGCCGAGGCACGAATCTGGGGCGAGACCAGTGAAACTGCAATGTCATATGGTGAATGGCTGCGCTGGGGTATCGGCCGTGTGTCCTATGCTGCCGACATCAAATGGGAAACGCTCTGATGATGATCAGCGCCGAGGACAGCCGCCGGGCGCTGCTGCTCGCAAACCAGGTGCGCAGCGCGCGCGCCGCGGTGCGCCGTCAGATCGCCGCTGGCGAGGTTTCGGTCGTGACCGTGCTCGACAAACCACCGGACTGGGTGCTCGGCATGCGCCTCGACAAGCTCGTGAACGCGCTGCCGGGCTATGGCGACCGACGCACCGCGAAGCTCTTGGCGTCGTGCGGAATCCCCTACGGCTGTACGGTGCGACGGCTCGGCGGGCTGGGATTGCAGTTGCTGATCGCGAGTCTGAACGGCGAGGGATGGAGATGAACAAGATCGAATGGCGGGGCGGCCACGACATGTCCGATTGGGGGCCCGGCCCGTGGCAGGACGAGCCCTCGAAGATCCAGTGGATCGATGAGGCGACCGACCTCGACTGCCTGATGGTCCGCAACCGGTGGGGGTGCTGGTGCGGCTACGTCGGCGTGGCGCCGGGACACCGCTTCTACGACATCACTTACAGAGCGCTCGAGGATGCGGGCGAGGACATCAGCGCTCATGGTGGCCTGACGTACTCCGACCGCTGTCAGGAAGCCGAGGATGTTGACGACATTCGGCTGGTCTGTCACACGCCGTATCCGGGGCGCTCGCCCGAGATCTGGTGGTTCGGGTTCGACTGCGGCCATTCGATGGATTTGATGCCGGGCATGCGGGCGATGCTGGGCGATTACGGGATCGTCGACACCTACCGCGATGTGGCGTACGTGCGCGCCGAGGTCGAACGGCTCGCACGCCAGCTCGCATGAGGCGCAGCGATCGTCGCTCGAAGCGCGTGCCTGAGTGGGTGCTCCGCGACGTCTACCTGCTCGACGAAGGCTGCTGCATCGTCTGCGGAGAGCGCGTGTCCATCGGCGAACTCTGGGCCTTCCATCACGTCCTCCCTAAGAGCCGATGGCCGGAGCTTCGCAACGACTCGGCGAACATCGTGACGATCCATATCGGCTGTCACGCCCGTCACGAGAGCGCGTTCGCTCGCATCAAGCGTGAGCAGCTACCGGCGCGCACGCTCGAGCTCGCCGAACGGCTCGGCGATCCTGGTCTCGCATACCTCGACAGAACCTATCCGCATGGCACGTAACCCGCGTCGCCTCTATGCCGAACTTGACGCGATCTACGCAACGATTCCGGCAACCCCGTGCACCGGTGCGTGCTACGAGTGCTGCGGCCCAATCCCGATGACCGATCGTGAGCGCCGGCGCGGCAGCGACGCGCTTGGTCGAACGCTTGAGGCGACCGGCCACGAGCTTGTGTGCAGCGCCCTGACTGCCGATCGGCGCTGCGCAATCCACGCCGTGCGACCCATAATCTGCCGCCTGTACGGCACCGCGTCCGGTCTCACCTGCCCTTACGGCTGCAAGCCTGAACGAATCATGTCGCGGGAGGAAGTGGCCGACGTGCTGACCCGCGTTGCGAGGCTCTGCGGCGATCTCGGCATAACCCATGTCATGGTCAGCGGAGCACGCATTCCGACCGAGCAGCTCGCTGCATTCATCTATGCCGAAGCGTAAGGGCGAGACTGGCTACCTCGAGTCCGACCTGGGACGGATCGCCGCCCAGCGTGCCGCGATCGCTCAGGGCACACTGGCGACGCACCGCTACGACATGGGTACCGCTGGCCGCTGCGCTCGTTGTGGCGGCCGCGACTTCGACCCGGTCCACGAACATGTCGAGGTGGAGATCGTGCCGTCAGGACGCCGGACGCGGTTCCACGCTCACCGCGGCGGCAAGACTCACGACGACGAGTTCTCGTGATCGACCAATTCGAACTGGTGCCCGACACCACGATCGCGCTGCTCCCAGAACCACAGCTCCGTGCACGGCGCCTCGCCCGAGTCGGCGTACAGCTTCTCGATCTCGGCGATCTTCGCGATCTGCGAGTCGTTCGCGAAGATGCGACCGTGCAAGGCGTCGGTGACGAGCTTCAGAATGTTGTCGAGATCCGGCCGGCCGGTGTGCCAGTGTGGGGCGGATGGCTTCACGACGCCGGCGTTGCGGCCCGTCCCATAGTGGCTGACAGGACGTGGAAACACGAGCCGCGCGGTCAGCCCGACCGGCGTGCCGAGCGTGAACAGCGGCCGCGGCGACGCTGGATGCTGACGGTCATACGCGACAATCACAGCGTCCTTCCAGGCCGCGTTCGCTGGCGGATTGTACGGGCGTCCCGACGCGCGATTCCAGCGCGGCCGTCCGGCGGCGACAGGACTGCCGTCTACCCTGAGGTACAGCATGGCCGCTGACGATAACGATTACGCGCCGATCTTCACGGTCAGCATGTCGGTCGCGCTCGACAAGATCGCGAAGCGCGGCGGCGGCGTCAGGGTCGTCGGCGTTCGCTACGGACTGCCGGTGCTGCGCTACCGCTCAGGTGTCGAGGCGCTGCTGATGACGAGCGGGCGGGTCGAACGACTGCCGTGTAGCCTCACTGGCGACCCCAGGGAAACCGTAGAGAGGACGCCATGACCGAGCCCGTACCACAGCCCGAGCCTCAAGAGGATCTGACCGAGGAGGAAGAGGACGAGCTCGAAGAGGAGCGGGAAGCTGAGCGGCCGACCGAGCAGCCGCAGCAGCCTTCGACGACTCCGTAAGTATCGACCCGCTGCGCCTGGCGCCAAGGTGCGGAGCACGGGCCGATGGCCGGATAGGAACCGGCCTGGGGGGCGAGGTCGAACCGTGCGACCCGGAGCGGGGGGAATCTCGCCCCCCCACTCATCGGGCTACACTCGAACGGCTACCTCCGTAGTCGAGCCCGTGATACGCCATCCCCGTCGCGGGCTCGACTCGTTGATCGCCCTGTCTGTGGTCGCAGTGATGATGTGGCCGCACCCGGCGCAGAACACGTTCCTGCGCGCGTGCGAGAACCCGAACGGCAACATCCAGGGGTCGAAGCGCGTGTGCGCGTGTCTGCTGCGAGGCTTCGAGCGGTTCCCGGCGCTGCCGGACATGGCGTTAGGGGTGACGTGGCTGACCGATCCGCCGGTGCCGTACTGGTACCGCAACAACACTGGGCGCTGCGGCGTTGGATGACTTCGCCGGCCTGTTGACCGAGGCGGAGCGCCGCGATTACGACCTGATGCGCCAGAACATCACGCTCGAGCGCGAGTGCGGGATCATCGACCCGAACACTGGTGACGCACCGAGCGCAATGGACCTGCATCTGTGGGCGATCCAGGTCAGGCTCCGCCGCACGCAGGGATCGTCAGAGGCCACGCCTCCGGATGCCGTGCCGACCAGTAGTCGAACACGGCGGTCTGCTCCCCCGGAGGACTGGCTCCCCAAGGCCAGCTGACGCCCATCGCGGCGGTCGCCTCAGCCCAGGTCGCGGCGTCGAACTGGTAGCTGCCCCAGTAGACGCCGCCGTCGCCGATCGCGTCGGGGTTGCCCGAGGATTCGCGGAACGCGACGCACGCGTCGAAGCTCGAGCTCGGCGCTGGGGCGGGTGTCTGTACCCGTGTCGTCAGGTGTGGCCGGTGGCGCCAGCGCTCGCGCGCGACCTCCCGACAATGGTGGCGATCCTGCGGGTTGGCTCTACAGGCGCGGCGCGCTACGTGCTCGATGCACGCGTGGTTGCGGCCGCAGTGGACGTCGTGGTGCTTATGAACGCCGCCGGCGATGGCGACGAGAGTGATGGCGAGTCGGAGAATCCCATGTCCCTCCTCATCGTTTCGGACGACCTCTATCGCCCCGTACGGTGCTTCGACCGTCTAGCCGCTGACCGGCGGCTGCGCGGGGGAGGCTAGCAGCGAACGTAGAAAGAGCCCCGCGGGCGACCGCGAGGCTCAATGTCCAGCTATTCAATTCGAGGATGCACCGGGCAGGGGATGCCCGCCCGCAGGCTATCACCGCTTGCCGTTAGAACCGTTCGTCGGCAGCGTGATCACGACGCACGCGATCCCGCCGAGCACTGCGACCCCGGCGAGAATGTCGACGTCGACCTGGCGGCTCGTCGACCAGACGATGATCGCGCCGACCAGCATCAGCACGCCGAGCCCGATCAGGACGGCGACCTTGCGCGCCGCGCTCATCAGGTGGCGGGCAGCTCCTCGGCAGTGCCGTCGATGATCTGCGCGACCTTCAATCCCTCGAGCGCACGGATGATCTCGGCGACGTCACGGTGCTCGGTGATGACGGTCGGGCGGCCCAGGATCGCGAGCCGCTTGTCGATCGACTGTGTCGCAACCTGCGACAGGTCTCGCGCCGCCCGCGCAGGATCGTCGATCTCGCCGCGCTTCAGCTTCTCGTACGTGCGCTTGACCGCGAGCTTCATGCCGAGCTGGGCGCGGCGCGCGTTGTCGAGCAGATCGTTCGCGAGCTTCGCTTCGACCGCCGGCGCGAGCTCGAGCCGGCGCTTCTCGAAGCGTTCGGCGTACGGACCGGTGCACATGGCTCGCAGCACGCCGGGCGTGCACGGCTGGCCTTGGGCGCGCAGCAGGCTGACGGCTTCCTCCATCGTCGTCGACATGATCACCGCGACATGGGCGCGCTCGATCGCGTGCTCCGAGGCGACGACAACCTCTTGGGCGGGGCCGATTACTTTTGCGTTCGGTATGGGATCACCGCCCCGGTCTGCGGATGGACGTGCAAGCCGCCGATCGTACCCGTGAGCGCGAGATGGATGTGGTTGGCGTGCTCCGCCCACGTTGGCGCTCCCCAAAAGCTCGACGGCACGATCTTGCCGTTCTTGACGCTGAGACCGCCGCCGCCATTGTGGATCGCCTCGACCAGCGAACGGTAGAGCCCCGAGCTCATGATCCATTGCGCCGCCTGATTCATCACTGCTGGCGGACCGGCCATGTCGACGGCCTCGCCACGGTAGTGGTAGGAGTCCTGGGCGTGCGAGCCCGACAGGGTCGAGGTGACCTGCAAGCCAGGGAACTTGGTTTCCATCAGCGCGATCAGCGTCCGCACGCTGCTCGAAACGTTCTCGGGGTGACCATAGAAGTTGGGCTTGACGAGCGGGCCACCGAACGGGTCTTTGCTCGTCGCCGGCGGAGTGGTCGTCGTGGAACTGCCGATGTTCGGGGGCGCTGGCGGGTTCGGCAGGTTCGGGATGTTCACGGTCGGCATTGCCTGCGCGCTCGTCGGTAGGCTGGCTGCGCGCAAGAGCTGGCTCGTCGTCAGCGCCTTGCCGGGATTCGCGCGCAGCATGCTGGTCAGCGCCTCGAGCCGTGTCTGCGTCGCCGCTTGATCGTTCGGCAGCTTGATCGCCTGGATGTTCGGGATTCCTGGCAGCGCCGGGAACGACAGCAGATTCGATTGTTGCAGCTGCTGCGGCTGGACTCCTTTCGCCGGAGGCGCCGAGTAGCCCTTCGCCGAGATCAGGCCTCTCGCGAAATCCGTGCCGGAGTAATGGTTCACATCCCACGGCGAGTTGATGATCGCCTGGCGGATCTGGGCTGGACTCTGGTTGTTCTGAAACGCCTTGATCACGTTGCGGTAGAGACCGTTCTGGAGCGTCTTCACCGTCGCGTCGATGCCGGCGTTCGTCGACCCGTAACCCTTGATCGCAGAACCCTGCGCACCAGCCTGACCGAGCGTCGTGTTCATCGGGTTGTCGTGGGGGCCACCCTCGGCGCGCTGCCATTCCTGCAGCGCCGCAGTCGTATTCGGCGTGACCGGAGCCCCGATCGCGTGCAGCACGCTGACGGTGAAGTCCGGCGACTGGATCGCCCGGTTCGCCGCACCCGGCGTGATCCCGTGCTTCGCCATCGCGCCGAGCACGATCTGTTTCGCGCCGAGCGATGCCGTCGGCGAGATCATCCGCCGAAGCCGCTGCCCTTGCTGAAGCCCGAGCTGAAGCCGCTGCCGGTGCTGAAGCCCGAGCTGCCGCCGGGCTTCTTCGGCGTGATCGCCGGATACGCAGCGCGAATCCCGAACGGGTTCAGGAAGCTGCCGGGATTCTGGATCAGCCGCGTGATCGGCTCGGCGCCCGGTACCGCAGCGTTGACCGTGCTCGTGAAGCCGAGCACGACCCGGTCCCACAAGCTCAGCGGGACACGCTTGCCCTGCGCGTTCTTCGGAACCCGGAACGTGTAGTCGACACCGCCGGCCGCGAGGATCGCCGGCTGCGCCCACGGCAGCACCTGGCTCGTGAACGACGACGGAAAGTCACCGACTGCGCTGGACGGCCCGTAGTAGCCGAACGTCGTCGCGACCTTGTTGCCCGGCAGCGGCAGCCCCGACTCCTCGTAGCCCGGCACCTCGCCTCGTTGGCCCGGCCCGCCGAAGCCGGCCGCGGCACGCTGCTGCGCCGTCGCCGTGTTCGCCGCCGCCAGCAGGCCCGTCAGCAGAGGATGGTCGGACGGCAATACCGCAAAGAGGAACTTGTACGAGTTCAGCGTCCAGCTCAGGAACGGCGCGAAGTTCAGGATGCCGCGCATCAGCGGACCCTGGTTCGCGTACTTGCCCATCGCGCGCTCCATCTCCGCCATTGCCGCGTGCTGCGCCGGCGTGTTCATCTTGCCGTGCTCGAGCAGATCCGTGATCGCCGGTGTCATCGCCCGCATCTGGTCACGCATCGTCTTCTCGGGGAACTGCTCCTGCGCCGTCTGCAGCATGCGGTGGCCATACACGGCCCGGTTGCCTTGGATCTCCCAGAACCGCCGCGTGGCTGCCAGGACGTTCTTCGATGACGCCGTGAAGTACTTAACGAGATGTCCGGGCCCCGGCAGACGGCGAATGAGCTCCGAGGCGGCCCGACTCTTGTCCACGATCGGGCCCTGGTAGCGCTTATCGGGGACGTGGTAGACGTCGCGCAGCGCCTGGCCGCCGTAGTTGCCGACGCCGATGTCGGCCTGGATTCCCCGCAGCGCCTGCTTCGCGAGCTTCTGAGCCTTGGGGCTGCTCGCGTCGTCGATGCTCATGTTCTCGAGCGTGCCGCGCACCCCGTAACCGGCTACGGGCGCCTTGCGTACTCTCACGGGCACAGTCACCCGTCCCCGCTTCTCAAACCTCGACTCGCGCGCCACGTTGCCCGCATAGCGCCAGCCACGCGCCAACCCCAACGGGTTGCCGCCGACCGCCGGCAGCGCCCGGATCCCGGTCTCGATCGGAGCGCCGACAACAGCGCGCGGCGACCACGGCAGCACCGCCATCCGGAAGCGGCTCGAGATGTCGCCGACGCCGCGGATGAAGTTGTAGCCGGTCGCGCGCTCGTGCTGCAGCTCGTTGTCGAGCGCCGACTTGATCACGACAACCCACGGACCGGCCGCCTGGTCGCCGGCGCCGTGCGTCGCAGCCTCAGCCGCCGTCAACGGTGTCGCGTCCGCCTCGTTGGGCAGCAAGTCCTCCTCGTGCTGGCCGACGTCGGCGAGGTTGCGATTCTGCAGGATCTGCCGGTTCAGTGCGGCTGCCTGCATGTGGGTCGCGTATTCGGGCGGGCCGCGCATGACCGTCAGCTCGACGTTGTGCGGGATCCCGTGCGCGTCCTTGAACTCGTTGCTGTTGGCCGCGTCGCGCGCCTGCTTCAGCAGCCGGAATGCCGCGTTCGTCGGGCTCGCCGGCAGCCCGAACTCGCGGATGAAGCTAACGATGTGATCGGTGCGCGCGATCTTCTGCCACATCGCCATGTGCTGGTTCACGAGCGCGTTGTGGGAAATGTCGATCAGGCCGCCTGCGAACGACGCCATCGTGCGGCGCTTGGTCGCCGCCAGCGGCAGCCGCGTCATGCTGCCGTACGCCGCCTGCTCGTCCGTCATCGCCCGGTGCGACACATGCGTCACGTCCGCCGGATCGATGCCCTCGCCGCGCATCGCGGCGTGCGTTTCCTCGTTCGTGACGACCTCGCCGGCGCGCTCGTGCGGCTGACCGGCGCGGCCCTTGTGGACCACGAGGTCCGGGTAGCTGTCCGGGTGGATCATGCCCTCCTGGCCCTTGAAGCCCTGCTTCTCGAGGCCGTTGCGGTACTCCAGCGCCTTCGCCATCTTCGCCTGCGCGTTCTCGGCGACGATCCGCAGACCCTTGATGTTCGACGACGACTCGACACGCACCCTCGGTCCTCCGTGGACGCCGCGCCAGAGGCTGTTGCGCGCCTGCAGCCACTCCTGGCGCGCCTGCTGGTAGTCCGCGTTCGCGCGCTCGTACAGCCGTCCCTCCGGCGTCAAGCCCATGCGCGCGTCCTGCTGCACATACTGGAATGGCTGCAGCGGCGCACGATCGCCGGCCGCCCCGTTCAAGAGGCCGCGGTCGACCATCTCGTCCTTCATCGGGTTCATCGCGCGCGCCTGCTGACGCGCCGCATTCAGCACGTCCATCGGATGGTCGAGGAACTGGTCATTGTGCAGCAGCCCCTCGAGCACGTTGACATTGTGCGCTTGGATCTGCTCCTCGACGGAGCCCGGCTTGTGCTGCTCCTTGGCGAAGATATCCCTGACCTTGCGGATGTCGGCCTCCAAGATGGCCCTGCCACGGTTCGCCCTGATCGCGCCCTGTGCGATCAGGCTCTGCAGGTCCGCCCCGTTCATGATCGGGTGCAACAGCGGCTCTAAGGGGTTGAGCGCGTGCCGTTTCGCGGCCTGCCAGCGCGCGCTCGAGCGCGTGTCCGTGATGCGGTTGAGCGCTTCGGCCTGGATCGCCTGGCGGCCGTGGCGCAGATCGGTGTGGTCGCGTCCGACCATGAAGTCGTTGAGGTGCTTGACGACTTGGTGGTAGACGCCGGTCGCCTCGCCCTTCGCGTTGACCATCGGGTTGTCGCGGACCGGCCCGAAGCGCAGCGCCTTGCGATACCAGGGTGCGCCCCGCAGCATCTGCGCGCGCCGCTTCGCTCGCCCCAGCGCCCATGACTGGCGCGGAATCTCCGTGCCCTGCTTGATCACGAGCGGCGAGCGCTCGCCACCCGCCGGCGGCAGCTCCACTAGCTTGCCGATCGGACCGCCGCGGAAGATGCCGCCGACCATCTCGCGCTGCGCGGCCGGCATCGCGCTCACGACGCGCCTGAAGCGCAGCGCCCCAGCCGTGCCGGCGTCCCACAGGCCACGCAGCAGCAGAATGTTGTTCGCCCAGTTCTGCTCCCAGCCCTTCGCGGTCGTCAGCGCGTCCCACTGCTGCTTGAGGATCGAGTCGAGCTGCGTCGGGTCTCCCTCGACCGCCTGGCGTGCTGCCTGGCCGACGAAGTACGCGCTCGGTACCGCCTCGGCCGTCGAGCTCACGATCTGTCTGACGCCGCTCTGGACCAGCTTGCGGCCCTCGAGGATCGCCGCTGCAGGCGTGATGCCGGTCGCGATCGGCGGTCCCTTGCCGGCGCCGCCGCCGGGACCCTTGCCGAAGCTCGGCGTCAACGTCTGCGCGATCTTGGCTGCCTCGGCGCCGGTCGTGCCGACCGCGTTCGCGGCTGCCGTGCCAAGCCAGTTACCGCCAGTCATGCCGGCCTGCGCCAGCCAGTTCGTCGCCGAGCGAATGTCGCCGCCGATGCCGCCGCCCGGCTTCGGTGTCGTCCAGTAGTTGTAGACGTTGCGCGGAACCGGCAGCGTGCGGCCGCCGATCACCGGGTTGCGCCCGGTCGCCAGCATCTGGCTGCGCGCCTGGTCCATCTCCTTCGAGTTGAGATAGCGGCTCTGGTAGGGGTTCCAGATCGCGGGCGTCGACTGCGTGCCGCGTGGCAGCACCCGCACCGGCGGCGGCAGCGCGATCATGGTCTTGCCCGTCGCCTTGCTTGCCGAGAGCCCCAGATTCAGCATGCGCGTGACCGCCGCATCCGATATCCACGAGCCGGAGCTCGGGTCGTAGCGACTCGTCGTCGGCAGCAGTCCCGGCCCGTTGGGAGTCACCACCCGTAGCGGCATGCCCTTCGGAGCCTTCGGCATCGCGGGCGGCTTCGGCGTGGCTGCTCGGATCATCCGCAGTCGTGCTTGCGGCGTCACCGGCACTCTCACCAGGGGCGGCCTCGTCGGAATTGCCACCGCCGCCTTCGGCGCCTTCGCAGGCACGACCGGCACCTGCACCTTGCCGGCGACGGGACCGAACGAGCGGCCCGGTGCGTACACCTTGCCGACGATTGGAGCAGGCCGCGGCGGCGACGCAGGCCGCGGCGGCGGTGGTGGCCGGTAGCCTCCCGCGACACCGCGCGCCGGTGCGGGCTTCGCCGCCGACACGCCGCCCGTGACGCCACGCGCCGGCGAGGGGAATGCGGGCTTGCCCGTTTTCGCCTGCGTCGCTTTCGCTTGGGCGACGAGCTGCGCGATGTGCAGCCAGACGCCTGTCAGCGGCGGCGCCATCTACTTCTTCGGGGCGGTGATGTCGCTCTTGGGAACCTGGGCACGACCCGATACGCCACCAGTGTTGCGGCCTGCGGCGGACACAGCGCCGCTCGTCGGCCGTTTCGTCAACATCGAGTACGGCGGATTCACGCCTGACTGGCGCAACTGCCGCTCGGTCGTCGGCGAGATGTAGCCGTAGGTCACCATCTCGTATGCCGCCTCGGCCTCCGGTCCCGAGAAGCGGCGATCGCCGTGCAGCATGACGCGCGCCTGCACCGCTGGCACCTTGCCTGTCACCGACTGGCCCGCGGCATTCGTGTAGGCGTGCGGGATCTGGGTGTTGCTGCGGTAGACGCCCATCGCCGTGTAGATGTTCCCGATCCCCTTGAGGCTCGTCGGGTTCGTCGCGTTCTTTCTCGCCTGCTTGATGATCGCCTGCTGCTCTGTCACACGGTTGTGGCGTTGAGTTTCGGTCAACCGGCCCGCTGCGGTGTCCGCGTTCGCCTGATTGATCGCGAGCTGGGCGTTGCGGATCGCGATGTTCTGGTTGCCGAGATACGTCTTCAGCTGGGTGTTGGCCACGTCGTTCTTAGTCTTCGCCTGGTCGTACGCGCGCTGCGTCTGCGCGTTGAACGCCGCGGTCTGCGAGTTCGCCGCCGCGATCTGCTCCTTGCCCTGACCGAGCAGGTAGTTGTAGGTCGCAACCTTGCGTTGCGTCTGCGCCGTGTACGCCTTGAGGCCGTACTCCTTGCGCAGGATCTGGTTCGCGAACTGCTGCTGGCCGAGCGTCTGCGCCAACTGCTTCGCCGCCGGACCCTGCTTCGACAGCGCGGTCTGGATCGCCTGCTGGACCGGCGCCGACAGCCGCGCGTACGCCGTCCCGAGCTGCGCGGCGCCCGCCGGACCCGCCACCGCTGCCGCGTTGCCGCGCAGATCTCTGAGGTAGTTGGCCTGGTTCTGTGCGGCCGTGTTGGTGAATGCGGTGCGAGCTCCGGCGGTCGCGCCGGCAGCGCCAGCGATTGCCTGCTGCGCCGCCTGCGCCTGCGGCGACAGCGTGCCGCCGTACAGCTGCGTCGCCGTGTTGCCGGCACCGCTGATCATGTTCGCGACGTCCTGCGCCTGCTGCGTCTGCGCGCCCGCGAGCTGGCCTTGGCCCGCGGCTTGATCGGCCGCCAGCCCGGCGAGAATGTTCTGGCCCTTCGCGAGCCCGGCCTGGTAGAGACCGGTGGCTGCGCGGCCCTGAGCGCCGATGTCGGCGGCCTGCTGGCGCAGCGGATTGACGACCGCGTTGGTCTGGCCGGCCGTGATCTGCCGCGCGATCTGCAGCAACTGCGCGCTCGAGTAGTTGTACGCCGGGTTGACGACGCCCATGTTGGCGGCACGCTGAGCAAGGCTGACGGGCTGCTGCGGTGCTTTCGGCTGGGCAGCCGGGTGCGTATGCGCGACCGTGACGTTGGGGTGGCCCGTCACGTTGTGCTTGATCGTGACGGTCGTCTTCGCCTGTGGTTTCGCCGCCGCAGGCTTCGGTGCCGGCTTCGTGGGAGCCGCCGGCTTCGCCGCAGCAGGCTTCGCCGCGGGCTTCGGCGCCGGCTTCGACGTGTTCACGGTGTTCGGCACCGTGCCGTACGTGTTGCCGGTGAACTGCGGCGTGGTCGTGACCGGTCGCCCCGTGATCTTTCCCGCGGCGAGGGCTCTATTCCCCGCAGCGTTCTGCTGCGCCTGAAACTGCGCGACCTGCGCAGCGGTCGGCAGTGGCACGCGAACCTGAGTCCCGCCCCCGGTGACGTTGGTGACAGCCATCAGTACCTCTTCAACTTCAGTGGTCGCGGCGGGCCCTGGATCTTGCCGGGCGGCGCCTGCTTGCCGAGACTCGATTGCTGGCGTTGCAGCCGGCGCATCGCCCAGACCGCGTTCATGTTCATCTGCTGCGGCGCCAACGGAAAGCTCGTGCCCGACAGGCTCGGAAGCACCTGGCCGCTTGCGGATCTGATCGGCATTACTTCTTCACCGCCTTGTTGGCCGCGGTTCTACGGGTGCCACCCGCCTGGTAGATCTTCTTGGCGTTCGGGCCAAGCCACGACACCGGATGGATGCCGGCGCGGACCATCGCGATCTGCGTTGCGATCGGCAGCTTCGCCGCCGCGGTACTGCGCTGCGCGTAGAGGCTCGCCGCGTTCGGGCCGAGCCACGTCGACGGCTCGAGCCCCTTCGTGACCTGCTGGACCTGCTGCCAGATCGGGATCTGGCCGACCGGCGTCAGCGCCGGCGGATTGGCCTGCAGATACGCCAGGTAGCGAGCGTTCGCGTCGCTGAGGGCAGTGTTCATGGCGGACCCGTACGTGTCTTGCGCGCCCGCCAGCGCGCCGATGCGCGCCTGGTCCGCGGTCGCGAACGTTGATGCGATTCGGCCGGCGCCGGTCTCATAGTTCGTGACGTTCTGCGACTCGCGCTGACCCGTGATGCCCGACGTCAGGACGCCAGCGCGGTTCGCCTGGTTGAGCGTGTTCTGCATGATCGCCGGCTGCGCCGCCGTCAGCTGCTTGTTCGCGAGGTCGCGGGCTGACTGGTTCAGCACGTCCTGCTGGCCGCCGGCGCCGTAGTTCGCCATGCCGTTCTGCAGCGACAGATTGATCGCGGCGACCTGCTGGTAGTACTGAGCGTCGCGCGGGTCGCCGGTGACCGGCGCCGGCGAGCTCAGAGCTACCGCCGGTGTCTGTGGTGCCGGGCCGGTCGCAGCGGGCTTTCCGGCCGTCGGCGCACCCAGCGCGCCGGGCGTCGGATTGCCCGCCATCGGCACCTTGACCTGCGTGCCCGAGGCGGTTGCGTTGACGAGCGCCATCAGAACCTCGCTACCGACAGGTAGTTCTTGAACCCCGGCGCGCCGGTCGCACTGAGTATCGCGGCGAACCCCGTATACACGTACAGCTCGACATAATCGTTCTGGGCCAGCGACAGCACGTCGCTGACCACCGATTCGCAGAACTGGCCGGACGCGATCGTGCCGCTGATCCTGCTGCCACGACTGCGCTCTACCCCGTTCACATATATGGTCGCGACGACATCCCAGCTCGTCGTGTTTGCGACCACCTCGACGCTGCCGCCGACGCGATAGTAGCCGGCAGCGGGAATGTTGACGCGGAAGTTGGTGGTGTCCGCCATGTTGCTCTGCGCATCGAAGTTCGTGGTGTTCACGAATATCTTGTTGAACGCGGACGAGGACAGCGCTGGCGTCGAAGAGCAATACATGCGGCAGGCCAACACCGAAGGAGGCGCACCCGTGGCGCCTTGCGGTCCTTGCGATCCGGTGGTTCCCGTCGCGCCCTGAGGCCCCTGCGAGCCGGTGCCGCCGGTCGTGCCCGTAGCACCGACCGCGCCTTGCGGGCCCTGAGTGCCCTGCGGGCCAACGCCGCCGGTCGATCCGGTGGTCCCAGTCGCTCCCTGCGGCCCCTGTGTCCCTTGTGGCCCCGTGCCACCGATTGTTCCTGTCGCACCCTGTGGACCCTGCGGTCCCGTTCCACCCACCGCTCCCGTTGTGCCCGTGGCGCCCTGTGGACCCTGCGTACCCTGTGGACCGGTGCTGCCGGTCGTACCCGTCGCACCTTGCGGTCCCTGGGTGCCGGTCGCACCGGTTGCTCCTTGAACGCCCTGCGACCCCTGCGTGCCGACGGGCGAGTAGTCGATGATCGTGTCGGATGCGGTGGTCGTGAACGAGCCGCTGCCCGTGACGTACGTGACCGGCAGCTTGAACTCCGGGGCCGCGTTGACGATCGCGCCGGACAGCGTGAAGACCGCGAAGTTGGCGGGCGCGCTCGAGCGGTACAGCCTGATGCGGCTGCCGACCGCGAGCGAGCTCAGCCACGCCGAGATGTTCGTGCCGGCCGCGTTGACTTGGTCGATGTAGATGAACGTGGCGGACGCGACGGTCGCGTTGTTGAGCCGCAGCTTGCCTGCGCCCGGATCAGCGTCGGTGACGGCGGTGTCGAACGTGTACGCGAACGCGTCACCACCGAACGATCCCTGGCTGCCTTGCGGTCCCTGCGTGCCGGTGGTTCCAATGGCGCCTTGCGGGCCCTGAGTGCCTTGCGGGCCGGTGCCTCCAGTGGTGCCGATCGCACCCTGAGGACCCTGGGTTCCCTGCGGTCCTTGGGTGCCGGTCGCGCCAGTCGTACCGGTTGTTCCTGTCGCACCCTGAGGTCCCTGTGTGCCCTGCGGACCGGTTCCACCCGTGGCGCCAGTCGCACCCTGCGGGCCGATGACGCTTGCGCCCTGAGGCCCCTGTGGGCCTGTGCCGCCAGTCGTGCCCGACGCTCCCTGTGGACCCTGCGGGCCGGCACCACCCGTCGCGCCCGTCGTCCCGGTTGCGCCTTGCGGGCCTTGGGTTCCCTGCGGGCCCGGCACCGTTGACGCGGCACCCGTTGCGCCTTGTGGACCGGTCGCGCCCGTTGTTCCTGTTGGTCCGATTGGACCCTGGGCGCCGGTGGCGCCCTGAGCGCCAGTGACGCCGGCTCCCTGTGGACCTTGCGGACCGGTCGAGCCGGTCGCGCCGGTCGCTCCTTGAGCACCCGTCGTGCCGGTCGCGCCCGTTGTTCCTTGCGGACCCTGAGTGCCCTGCGGACCAGTACCGCCCGTCGAACCCGTCGCGCCCTGCGGACCCTGAGCTCCGGTGACGCTCGCGCCCTGTGGTCCTTGAGGACCGGCGCCGCCCGTCGAGCCCGTGGCGCCCTGCGGTCCTTGCGATCCCGTCGATCCCGCCGCGCCGGTCGTGCCCTGTGGTCCCTGACTTCCCTGTGGGCCGATCGCGCCCTGCGGGCCGGCAATCGTGGACGCGGCACCCTGCGCTCCTTGCGATCCCTGAGTTCCCTGCGGTCCCTGCGGTCCCGTCGCGCCGGTGCTGCCCGGCGTCCCCTGCGGTCCCTGCGGTCCCGTCGAGCCCTGAGGCCCCGTCGTGCCCGGCGATCCCGCGGGCCCCGTCGAACCTGTCACGCCGGTCGGCCCCTGCGCGCCCTGTGGCCCCTGCGCGCCGACACCGGAGGTGATCAGTGCCGCCGCCAGGAAGTTCTTGATGCCGGGCGCGGCCGTCGTCGTCAGTCCCGCCGCGTAGCCGGTGTACGCGTAGAGCTCGACCGTGTCGCCTGCGTTCAGGTGCAGGATGTCGGTGACAAGCGCCTCGAAGATGTTGTTGGCGACCGTCGCCCTGGCGTCACGGTTGCCGCGACTGCGCTCGGCGCCGTTGACATAGATCGCGGCGATCACGTCCTGGCTGGTTGTCTGGGCGATCACCTCGACGTTGGCGCCGACGGCGTAGTAGCCGGTCGTCGGAATCACGATCCGGTAGTTCGCGAGGTCGGCCATGTTGCCGAGCGCGTCGTATGACGTGGTATTTACGAACACCTTCGCGTATGCCCCCACCGTCAGGCCCGGAGCGCTCGAGCAGTACATGCGGCAGGCCGTGACCGCAACGGTGCCGCCCCCACCGCCGCTCGGCGCCGGCGCCCAGATCGCGTTGCCGTACTTGTCGGCCGTCAGCACATAGCCCTGAGCGCCGTTGCCGAGGGTTCTGGCGATCTGCTCGAAGTTGAGCTGGGCCGGGCGATCCTCGGAGATCGCGGTCAGCGAGTACGGACTCACAGCACCGTCCAGGTCGTATCGATGACGGCGTTGCCGGGAGCCGGATCGTTGGCGTTGACGAGCTGGTAGTTGCCGCCGATCGGCACCATGCCAGCGATCTGCCCGTACATGGTGATCGCGGCGTAGACCGCGACGCGGCCGACGACAGCGCCGTTGACCAGCATGTAGGTGAGGCCCGGCGCGCCGGCGGTGCCGACGACCTGAACGGAGGCCGTCACGAACGTCGGTCTCGAGCTGTTCGGCGTGTAGATCGTGCCGAAACCGCGCACCGTCGCGTCGACCGGCGGTGGCGTCGGGAAGTTCGACCAGTCGACGTTGCCGTTCGCCCACGTCTGGATTGCCGTGAACGCATTGATGATCTTCGGGTCCTCGGTCGAGTCGGGCTGGTTGAGGATCGGCAAGGTCAGCGTCAGATGGCTCATGTCAGCTCTTCCTCGTCGAGATCGCGTATGAGTAGGCGTCGACACGGAACGGATCGGCGGTCGCGTTGCCGAAGCCGACCGACCACTCCTCAGCGATGCCGGGCGCGTAGATGCGAGCGTCGCCGATCGGCGACAGGCCGCCGAAGATCATCGTCGCACCACCATAGGTCGTGCCACCAAACAGCTGCGCCGTGTCCGGGTTGCCGAACAGCTCAGGCGGCTGCTGCATGAAGTTGACCGGCAGCGTCGGGTACGCCTGATCCTGGTTGTTGACGGTCGCCGGGTACTGCGGCAGGCCGGCCTTGAAGTTCTTGGCGATCATCGGCACGATCAGGCCGTTGCCGGTGAAGTAGACCTGGCGCACGCGTTTCTTGACCATCGGCATCGGCAATCTATGTCTGAGGAAGTACTCGTAGAAGCGCTGCCAGCCCGCGAGCCAGTAGGCCGAGAACCCGTTCTGGCCGGCGTACGGCACACCGAGATCGGTATAGACGCCGGCGGCGAGCCATTGCGCGATGCCGGTGCCGGAGCCGGGCAACGCGGCGTACAGCATCGGTGCGGCGACCGGGTCGAAGATCGCGAAGTCGTTGGCGACGAGGTCGTGCAGCCACCAGCTCTTGAGCTGCTCGTCGTAGTCGAGCGTGCGATTGTTCTGGGTGCTCGAGCCCAGCGGGAAGCTCAGGTAGTAGTGGTTGTTGTAGACGGTGGCGCACGCGTTCGCGCGGTTCGCCTGGTTGATCGCGAGGATCGTGGGCCGCACCTTGTAGCCGGCTTCGCCGATCTTGGTACCGCTCGTGACGTAGATGCCGCGATCGGACGTCAGGAAGTACGTGCCGTCGACGCCGCCCGCGATCGAGCGGTGCGCGATGCAGCCGACGCCGTCGTCGAGCTGACGCGCGACCTGGCCGTTGGGATCGGTGATCACCCAACTCTTGAACTCCTTGAAGACGAGGATCCAGGGACCAGCCTCGCCGATGCCGGTGATCGGCTTGCCGTCGAACGAGTCGAAGCGGATGAAGTTCACGAGCGGCCACGAGCTCGGATCGCCGACGCCACCGGAGGCGCCAGCCGTGATGAGATCGGAGAACCAGACCGCCGACGGATCGCCCGCGACGCCGGTCATCCAGATCCGGTTCTCGTGGAAGATCATGTAGGCGCCGTTCGGGACGTAGGGCGCGGTGCCGTAATGGTTGCCGTCGCTGACGCCGTTCCAAGCCGTGACGTTGCCGGTGCCCGTCCACTGCAACGGCGGGTCGATGCCGTTCGACATGTAGACCGGGCCCTGGCCGGGATAGCCGGTCGAGACAGGCGCCTGCACGATGCACCAGCGCGAGCCGGCCGTAACGGTTGCTGACCCGGTGATATCGGTTGCCGCGCCCGCCGCCGAGATGCGGTAGATCTTGGTGCCGCCAACAGCGATCAGCGAGCGCACGCCCGCAATCGCGATCGGCTGTATCGATGTCAGCTCGACCGCTGGCGGGGTCGGCGTGAACGCGATCGTGCCGAGCCGCTTCTGGATCGAGCCTCTGGGTGTCGCCGCCACGTTGATCGCGTCGCGAGCCTCGCTGTCCTGAATCGCGAACGGCGCGTCGATCGTGTTGAGGCCGTCGGTGAAGTTGTCGTACAGGAACGGCGAGCCTCTCACTTGACCGCCTTCGCAGCCGCCGCTCTCCTCGAGCCCGCGAGCATCCGGTTCGCTCTGGCGCGTACCTGTGTCGCACGGCCGGGCGGCATGTTCTTCGCTCGCGGCAGCATCTGCAGCGCCAGCCGGGCGTGACGCAGGTCGGGCATCGGGAAGCGGTTCTTCTCGCCGCCGGTGCGGCCCGGCTGGCGGAACGTCGCGGAGCGCGCGCGTACGCGCGGGGTCAGGGTCGCCATCAGACCGGGGTGTCGCCGGACTGCAGGATGACGTGCAGGAAGCCGTGCTGGTTGCCCTGGAGCGCCTCCTGCACGATCATGCCGGCCGCCACGGGTGCCGACGCGGTGACACCGACGATCATCAGCCCGGCCGTCTGCGCCGCGCCCTCGTCGGGCTCTGCCAGACCGCCTTCGATCGTCGACGGGTCGAGCGCGCCGATCTGGCCTGGCACGAACACGTTGTATGCGGGCAAGGTGTCCTCCTCTAGTAGAAGCCGCCGACGGTGCGGCCGACGGCCTGCCATGTGCCGCCGACGATCCGCGGCCGGTCGACCGAACGGAACTGGACGTCGGTGGCGTACTGGTCGAGCTTCTTCTCGTAGTCGGTCTGGAAGACCTGGGCGGCCTCGTAGTCGTCCTCGCCGAGGAACGCCTTCTGCAGCGCGTAGTCGACGAGCAGGTGCAGGTAGTCCTGGTTCAGTGTCGGGATGTCGGTGTCGTT